ACTTCCCCGCTTGGGTGTTGCGGCTATGGACAGATATGCGATTACTGTACTGATAACGACAAAGGCCGCCCATGTGTCCGTGCATTAAACGCTATGTGCCGAGAAAAGCGTATTGAGATTGACTATTCCGACAGGAATTTTGAAAGGTGGTTTTGAGCATGGGAGTTTATATCAAGGGTATGGAGATGCCGGAAAGCTGTTCTGTTTGCCCATTAATGGTGACGGTAGAGTATGAGGAAATCTGCTCTCAAACTGGCGAATATGTTTGCCAATATGACCGCGCAGATGACTGCCCTCTCGTCCCCGTCAAGCCGCACGGTCGGCTGATTGATGCGGATGCGCTGATGCGTGAGTTTGATAAAGCACAGCGCACAATGGCACAGCACGGTCGAGAATACTCCTGCTCGTTTATGTCGAGTAGTCAAGAATTGTCTACGGAGTGGTACTGCGTGGAGGATATGCTTGAGAACGCTCCCACCATCATCCCGGCAGAATTACCAGTTCATCATGGGACATTTGCTGCGGCATCTGAAGAAGAGGCTCTAAAAAGATTCATCCCGGCAGAGGAGGGCGAGTGATGGTAGCAATAACTATTGACATTGCATCCGTATTCCTCGGCTTCGTTATCGGATGCTTCTTCACGTTTTTTATCTGCTGGCTTGTTGGTTAAGGAGGTGCTGAGTGGAAACAGTAATAGACATTCTGTCTGTGTTCCTAATGGGATCTGTTTTTGGCGCTTTTATGATGCTTCTGTTTTTAATTATGACAGGGGATCTGTAAGATGGGGGCGATAACTAACGGCTGACTACACGACCAAGCCCTACGCGCACTGGGTCGAAGATGTAATGCGCGAGATGTTTGAGATAGATCCCACGGCTATCGCACTTGAGATGCGTGATGCAAACGGCCAGACCTACACTTGCTACTGGGATTGTAGCCGCGATGACCGCGCTTGCATGATAGGGGCGATGCAAGACGATGACTTGCTCGACTTCCTCGCAGTGAACAAGGATGCCATCGCAGAGATTCTAAACGGAGAGGAGGGTGACGAGGACGGATTATGTGAACCTGATTCAGAAGTTGATAGCACGGGATGACCCTTATGCGCTGAGTGATGCGTTCGACCTCTGCCGGGAACTGGAGATGGACGGCGCGGTTCATGTCGAGGGTCGCGGTAGACGGGATAGAGGCACTACCGTCTACGATGACGATAACTTCACACGCGCACATGAGTTCAACAGGCAACTCCGGCTTTCTGCAAACAGGATGGTCAGGGACGGTGTGGATGCCGACAACATGATTGACTTGTACTACAAAAGCCATCTGTTTGACGCTCCGCATCTGTTCGATTCCTTCTGTATTTATATAGAGAAGGACAGAGCGCCTGAGAAGCAGTTCTACCTTCCCAGACGCAAGCAGTTGCTTCCCTGCGCTGAGTCTTTGCAAGACCTTGAGGACGGCAAGATCGAGTTGCTGGGCATCTCCGAGCCTCCCGGCGTTGGCAAGACCACGCTTGCTGAGTTCTTCCTCGCGTGGACGGTAGGACGCAACCCTTTCCTCCCAAACCTCATCGGCTCTCACAACAACTCGTTCCTCGGCGGTATGTATGGCGAAATGCTTCGCATCCTTGACCCGATGGGCGAGTACAAGTGGCAAGATGTCTTTCCCGGCCTCGGCGTAATCAACACCAACGCGAAGGACATGATGATCGGCATCGGCTATGAGAAGTCTGACGATATGCGCTTCAAGACGCTGGAGTTCTCATCCATAGGAAGCGGCAACGCTGGTAAAGTCCGCGCAATGAACATTTTGTACTGCGATGACCTTGTGGACGGAATTGAGACGGCTATGTCTATCGACCGTCTGGACAAGCTGTGGCAGATGTACTACACCGACCTCCGGCAACGTAAAGTCGGCACACGGTGTAAGGAACTACACATTGCCACGCGATGGAGCGTTCACGATGTTCTGGGGCGGCTTGAGCGTGACTACGAAGGAGATCCTTCCGCACGGTTTATTCGTTTTCCGGCGCTGGACGAGAATGACGAGTCCAACTTTGACTATCCTTACGGCCTCGGCTACACAACGGAAGCCCTGCACAAACAGCGTGACATTATGGATGACCCGAGCTGGAAAGCACTGTACATGAATCAACCTATCGAACGAGAAGGTTTATTGTACGAAGGGTCTGAACTGCGGCGATTCTTTGAGCTTCCTGAGAAAGAGCCGGATTCCATCCTCGCCATCTGCGATACCAAGGAACAGGGCGCTGACTACTGCACGATGCCTATCATGTACCAGTATGGCAACGACTTTTACATGGACAAGGTTATCTTCGACAACGGCAAGGTGGAGACGCTGGAGGAGAGGGTAGCGCAAGCTCTGGTGGATCGCAAGGTCAGGATGTGCCGCATAGAGTCCAACCGTGGCGGCACTATCTTCGCGCAGAATGTCCAGAAGCGCGTGAAGGAACTGGGCGGCATGACGAGCATTACGACCAAGTGGACGCAGAGCAATAAGGAGACGCGCATCATAGCAAACTCCGGCATGATAAAGTCTCATGTTCTGTTCAAGGACGAGAGTCTGTACCCGCTCGACAGAGAATACCGGGATGCTATGAATCAGCTTTGCTCATACTCCATGATGGGGCGTAACAAGCATGATGACTTTTGCGATGTTTTGTCATTGTTTGTGGATTGGCAACTGTCTGATAGGGCAAATATTGCGACCATTCTCAAGAGGCCGTTTTAATGGAGGCAGAATGAAGAGACATTGCGAAAGCCATACGCACTTGCACGACATTTGGTGCGGCATCAATAAAAGATGCCGCCACCATCCAAGGTACGCAGGAAGGGGAATATCGGTTTGCGAAGAGTGGGCGCTATATGAAAATTTCCGCGACTGGGCGCTTGCTAATGGGTATGAGCCGGGGCTAACGATAGAGAGAGTCGATGTAGACGGCAACTATTGCCCAGAAAACTGCACATGGATTCCATTTGGAAAGCAAGCAAGAAATAGAACTACAACCAAGTGGGTTGAGTATGATGGGCGCGAGATGTCATTAGCGGAAGCGGCAGAATTAGCTGGTTTGCCATACAAAGAGGTGCATCTTCGTATTAAAAGCGGGTGGAGCGTCTACGATGCTTTGCACACGCCGCTTTTGACCGACCCAAACAACTTGCACAAGAGATGCGTGGAGCTTGGCCTAAACTACCATACGATTTATAACCGTGTGCATTCGTTAGGCTGGAGTGAGGAACGTGCGCTTAATACGCCGATCTTGGGAAAGGGCGCGAACCAAGTTTCCTACAAGTGAGTCACAATCATGAAGCGCCCGTTCTGATTAGCAGTACCTAACCTATTGAACCTATAGGAAAATATGGTATAAAGAAGTATGAAGAGTTCTTCATTTGCGGGGGATTTTGCCGGGAAAGCCGGACACCGACCGTGGCGAGGGAGCGGCTTAGAGCTACAAAGCCGTAAGGATCTCACCTAAAGAAACTACCACGGGTCTTTCTTCCTTTCACCCGTGAGTGCCTAAAGAGTAGAGCGGGTGACACCGCAAAACGCGCATGGACTGGCAACCTAAACGCGACTCACCTCTTGCCCTGTCGTGAGGATAATAAAACTCAGGGCATATAGCGGGGAGAAGAAGTCTTCCATCTGGCCTCATAAGCCAGACTCCGTAGGGGCAGTACCTACCTCCGCTACCAGCCAGACATAATCGAACTCTCTAAACGCTATATGCCTCCCAAGCGTTGACACAGATGGTCTATATGGCTGTCTGTGGTTAGGAGGGAGAGCTTTATAGACGATTGGTGTAATGGAAGCACACAAGGCTTTGAACCTTGGAGCGGTGGATCGTAACCATCATTGTCTGCCAAATAGTCGGACACAGCGTCCGAGGGATGACATAGGAACATCAGCAGGGGTGGGGCAGTTCCTAATGGTTACTGAATGAAAGCAATCAGAGCAGACTTATCTGCCGATTACAAGTCCATAGAACTACTCGTCCTTGCCGACTACCATTATGCTGACCCGCACTCGGATCACGATGCTATCCGCAAGGACATTGATTATGTCAACTCGCATGAGAATGCGTACTGTGTGTTGGCTGGGGATCTTCTCGACTGCGCGTTGAAGTCAAGCCTTGGCGATTGTTATGTTAACCTCTCGCCGATGGAGGAACTGACGGCGATGATGGATTTGATTCAGCCTATCGCGCACAAGGTTCTGGCAATCGTTGGCGGCAACCATGAGGCGAGGCATTATCGCACCAATGGTGTGGACATGACCAGACTTCTGGCACGACAACTTGGCATTGAGGACAAGTATTCGCCAGACACGGCTCTCGTCTTCCTAAGATTTGGAAGCGCTAAAGACCACGCGAGACGGCATCGCCCGATTCTGTACACGATTTATCTCACGCACGGATCTGGTGGTGGTCGTAAAGAGGGCGGCAAGATTCAGAGACTTGCGGACTACGCTCAGATAGTTGATGCTGACATATACTGTTGTGGTCATGTACATTTGCCAGCGTCCTTCAAAACTGGGTTTGCTCGTCCGTCTGCGGCGAATAATTCCATTACATATTGTACGAAACTGTTTGTGAACAGCGCCGCGAAGCTTCAGTATGGAGGTTACGGCGATACTGGCGGGTTCAAGCCTCCGTGCATTGATACCCCGCACATCCTCCTGAGTGGAGAGTATAAAGACATGAGGGCTGTGATTTGAAATGCCGAAAGAGGTACTGGATGCCGTTGAGCGCATTGTCGCTGTCGGCAAAGAGGCCATTGTAAAGCGGGAGCGCGGCAAATGGGTCGTGTTGGAGCAAGGCAAGCGGCTTGTGTACAAAGAGCCGTAATGATTTGATATAGCGCTCACGGCAACTGGGCTGTGAGCAGAGCCAATTGGGGCTGAGTTGTTGCAAATTATGCAACAACTTAGTCCTTTTTCTTTTTGGAAGGAGTGAGCATCACGGACGAAACGCCCATCAACAATACCGATGAAAACAGCATAAAGGAAATTGCTGGCTTCCTCTTCGGGCGGCGTGACATTTACTCCAGCGCCGAAGAGATTACGCGAGAGAACGTAGTCGATGAAGTGAACTCGGCTTTGACTTTCCATCTTCAGAACGTGATGGAGGAGGAATATCTCTACTGGTATAGCCGTGGCCTCCAGCCGATTCTTAACCGCACGAAAGAGCGCAACGAGTTCATTTTGAACAAGGTTGTCGAGAATAACGCACAGCGCATTATCGACTTCAAGAACGGCTACTTCCTCCAAGAAAGCGCATTCTATGTGAGCCGCAAGCCGGGAAAGAAGAGCAAGGTAGACAAACTCAACGAGTACCTTTATCGCTCTGGCAAGCAGACTGCGGATAACGTGCTTGCTGACTGGTTTCACAGAGTCGGCAAGGCTGATTTGTTCGTAGAGTCGAACCCCGACAAGGAAATCCCGTTCAAGGCTTACGCGCTGAATCCTCGCTCGGCGTTTGTTGTCTACTCGCTCAAACCCGGCAACAGGCCACTGTTCGGCGTGAACATGGTAATCAACGACCAGACCCTTTCGATTGATGTCTACACGGAACAGCGCATCTTCAAGCTTGGCGGCAGAGCAGTAGCTAAGACGGCTACCATCTATCCGACTTACGAATGCACGGCTTCTGCTATTGAGGGCGAGTGGCGTAACGCTCTGGGGCATATTCCCATCATCGAATATCGCTACAACAGCGTCAACATGGGTGCTTTTGAGAGCGTTGTCTACCTCCTTGATGCCATCAACAATGTCCAGTCGAACCGTGTGGACGGAATTGACCAATTCATTCAGAGCATTGCCATTGCTGTTAACTGCGAATTCCCAGAGGACACTACGGCAAGCAAGATTAAGCAAGCTGGCCTGATTGCGCTCCGTTCTATTGGCGAGAACAAGGCTGATTTCAAGATTCTGTCCGAAGAGCTTGACCAACAGCAGACGCAGACGCTTGCTGATAATCTCTATGACAGAGCTATGGAGATTTGCGCTGTTCCGACTTCCGCAAGGCAAGGGAGCGCTACTTACGATTCCACTGGGCAAGCGGCAATCTTTAATAACGGTTGGGAACAGGCGGCATCTTGCGCGAGAAATACGGAAGATCTGTTTAGGCAGAGCAACCGCTATTTTGATGAGATTATCCTGTCCATCCTGTCCACTAAGGGCTTAATCAAGGATCTTTCCGTAGTTGATTTTGAACTCAACTTCG